TGGTTCGTGTAGCACCCCAATCCTATTATGAAAAATATTAATACAATAGTAGAAGATATCTATGAGTTATTTAATCTCACACCTATAGAACGTGATGAGAAAGAAGTAGATGATCTCATAGATAACTTTGGTGAGATGCTTAAGGTTCACATCAAAGAATTTATGTACAGCAAACCAAGGGACAGTGGAAATCTTAGGCTGTCTGCAATAGGAAAGCCTGACAGACAATTATGGTATGATGTTAATACAGAAACAACAGAAGAAAAACTACCACCAAGTACACGTATTAAATTTCTATATGGATATATTCTTGAAGAACTTCTACTACTCTGTGCATCCATAGCAGGTCACACAGTAGAAGCGCAACAGAAAGAAGTTACAGTAGAAGGAGTACTGGGTCATCAGGATGCAGTTATTGATGGGGTTCTGGTTGATTGTAAGTCTGCTTCTGGATTCAGCTTTAAAAAGTTTGAGTCTAATACAATAGCTGACGACGATCCCTTTGGATACATGGCACAGATATCTGCCTATGCTCAAGCCAATGGTATAGCTGAAGCAGCCTTTCTTGTTATAGATAAATCTACTGGTAAGATTTGTTTAACACCAGTACACTCTATGGAGATGGTCAATGCTAGTAGCAGGATTAAGCACCTTAAGGAAGTTGTTAAAGGAAGTAGTGTACCTTCTAAGTGCTATGCTGCTGTTCCTGATGGGAAGTCTGGTAACCTTAAGCTTGCTGTTGGTTGTGTTTATTGTAGACACAAGGGTGTGTGTTGGTCTGATGCTAACCAAGGTAAAGGCATACGTACATTCAAGTATTCAAACGGTACACGAGAGTTGGTTGAAGTTGTTAAGACGCCTGACGTTGAAGAAGTAACTGCTTAAATGCACTGGAAATATAGTAAGAAACCTAATCCAAAGAAACACTTTGGCTTTGTCTATCTTATTACAAATAAGAAGACAGACAAAGCTTATGTAGGTTGCAAGCAGTATTGGCACCCAGTGAAAAGAAAGAAGGGTAGTACTGCACCAACCAAGAGAGAATCTAATTGGCTTATTTATATGGGTTCTTCTAAGTCACTGTTAGAAGATATTAAAAAGTTAGGCAAGAGAAGTTTTAAGTTTGAAATTATAGCTGAGTTTAAAAATAAAAGAAGCCTGAAATACTACGAGCTATACTACCAGATGAAATATAATGTACTGTCTTCTGTCTTAGAAGGTACAGATGAAGCAGCATATTATAATAACTATGTAGGTGGTAAGTTCTATAGGCCAGTACAAGAGTTTGAGGATGAACCAACAAAATATAAATAATATACTAGAGTTACAAGAGGAAAGTAAAAAAGATTCAAGCAATATTTTATTCTTATCTGTTATATACCAAGCTCTATTAGATGCAACTAAGTCTAAAAGTATTACTGAATCAAGCAGTATTACATGTCTAAGAAGAGAAGCTACCAATTGGTTCTTCGCTTCTATAGGTGTGACCAGTGAAAACTTTGAATTTATATGTGACTACGCTGACCTTAATCCTAATAAGGTTAGGGACTTTGCATCTTATGTTATTAATTCAGACAATAATAAAGAAGTAAGACATAAACTAAATCTTTTACTAAGGAGAAAAGAACTTGAATAAACATTTGAATGATGTTAATATGACGTATAAAGAACACTTCTTTTTTTCCATCACTATGTTAGGAGAAGGTATATCAGTTGGGCTGACGTTGATAATCCACGCTGTGTTCCCGTGGCTGTTTACAAATAACTTTTCAAATTGGATTGAGTCTTGTAGTAGAAAGCTTAAAAAAGCTAAAAGGAAGTAGGCGTGAAGTGGATGGCTGAAGAAAGAGATCACTATATTTTGAGGCGTATTAAAGAAGATAGGAAAGAAGCTGCGGATAAAAAAAGAATGGCTGAAGAACAGATTGCGAGTAAGATTCTTAGTAAAGCTTTAGATATGCAAGTAGGGGGTACTCACTACAAAGATTGTAAGATACAACCTGTAGAATATATCCATGCTAACGACCTTACCTTCCTCGAAGGGAATGTTATTAAGTATATCACACGTCATAAAACAAAGGGTGGTGAAGCTGACATACGTAAAGTAATTCACTACGCACAGATGATACTACAAATGGAATACAATAAAGGAGACTAACTACATGCCTCAGATGACCCACCTTGGCATCAACATCAACCCCGCACAAGATCATTTGTTTGATGAGCTTGGTATTGCTAGGCTCAAAGAATCTTACATGATGGATAATGAGTTGTCTCCGCAAGAGAGATTTGCTTTTGTATCTAAAACATTTTCTACTGATAACGATCACGCCCAAAGACTTTATGACTATGCTTCTAAGCACTGGCTGTCTTACTCTACTCCTATACTATCTTATGGTAGGTCCAAGCGTGGACTGCCTATCTCGTGTTACCTTAACTACATTGATGACACCGCTGAAGGATTAGTAAACAATCTATCAGAGACTAACTGGCTGTCCATGTATGGTGGTGGTGTAGGTATTGGCTTTGGTATTCGTTCTGCTGATGACAAGTCTACGGGTATGATGCCTCATCTAAAGATGTATGATGCCTCTAGCCTAGCCTACCGTCAGGGACGTACACGTAGGGGTAGCTATGCTGCTTACCTAGACATTGATCACCCTGATATACTATTGTTCTTGGAGATGCGTAAGCCTACTGGTGATCAAAACTTTAGATGCTTGAACCTCCATCATGGTATTAATATTAGCAATAAGTTTATGCAGCTTATTGAAGATTCTATGACTGATCCTAATATAGATGATAGCTGGCATCTACGTGATCCACATACAAAAGAAATTAAAGAAACTATCTCAGCAAGGGATATGTGGCAGCGTATCTTGGAGATGCGTATGCAAACAGGCGAGCCATACCTACACTTCATTGATACATCTAATGAGAAGATGCCGGTATGGTTGAAGCAGCTTGGCCTAGAGATCAACCAGTCTAACTTATGCTCAGAGATTATACTACCTACTAATAAAGATCGCACTGCTGTATGCTGCTTGTCTTCTCTTAACCTAGAATACTTTGATGAGTGGTCTAAGGATAAGGGCTTTCTTAAAGATATCTTGGAGATGTTGGATAATACTTTGAGTAAGTTTATTGAAGATGCTCCTGATAGTATTAGCCGTGCTAAATATTCAGCAATGCGTGAGCGTAGTGTAGGTGTAGGTGCCTTGGGTTTTCATGCTTACCTACAGAAGAAGGGTATGCCATTTGAATCTGCCTTGGCTAAGTCTTCAAACATGAAAATGTTTAGACACATTAGATCAGGGCTTGACTCAGCCAACCTTGAGCTTGGACGTGAGAGAGGTGAAGCTCCTGACGCTGAAGGTACAGGACTAAGGTGTAGTCATGTTATGGCTATTGCACCCAATGCTTCTTCCTCTATTATCATGGGCAATACCTCTCCATCTATTGAACCGTGGAGAGCTAACGCCTACAGACAGGATACCTTGAGTGGTTCTTTCTTAAATAAAAACAAGTTCTTAGATAAGCTTATTAAAGACAAGTGTGAAAAGAATACTAACTTAAACTATGATCGTATCTGGTCATCAATCATTGCTAATGATGGTTCAGTGCAGCACCTACGCTGCTTGGACGACCAAGAGAAAGAGATATACAAGACTTCTATGGAGATTGATCAGCGGTGGGTGATTGAACATGCTGCTGATAGGCAGGAATACATTGATCAGTCTCAGTCACTCAATGTTTTCTTTAGGCCAGATGCAAACATCACCTACCTACATGCTGTACACTTCATGGCATGGAAGAAGGGGGTCAAGACTATGTACTACTGCCGCTCTGAAAAGATTGGTAAGGCTGACAAGGTATCACGTAAGATTGAACGGGAGATTATACAGGAGATTGATATGGAAGCACTTGCTTCTGGTGAGGAGTGCTTGGCCTGTGAAGGTTAGCATGATATACAAGTGGTACTGTTATCTAAGATCAAAAGGATACGGAATTTTTACTAGCATATCCTGTGCTATGTGGAACAGCCGCTATCCTTTTGAACATGAAGACGACATACCAAGGCAGTGGAAAGACAACAGAGGAAAGAGGCCATACTATGACCAGTAAACTAAAGCTTCAAGATAGACGTGACTACTTCAAACCGTTCCACTACCCGTGGGCCTATGACCTGTGGTTGAAACATGAGCAGTCTCACTGGCTGCACACTGAAGTACCCATGATGGAAGACATTAAAGACTGGAAGAATACTCTCTCTACTGAAGAGAAGTATTTCTTAACCAATATCTTTAGGTTCTTTACTCAGTCTGACATTGATGTAGCTGGTGGATACATTGATAACTACCTACCTAACTTCCCACAGCCTGAAGTACGCATGATGTTGTCAGGCTTTGCTGCTAGAGAAGCACTACACATTGCAGCCTACTCACACTTGATTGAGTCACTGGGTATGCCTGACTCTACATACAATGAGTTCTTGGAATACGATGCCATGCGTGAGAAGCATGAGTACTTCATGGCTAATGTAAACAATAAGAAAATATCCCTGCCTATTAAGATTGCTGCTATCTCTGCCTTCACTGAAGGTCTGGCACTGTTCTCTAGCTTTATTATGTTGCTTAACTTTCCACGTCATGGTAAGATGAAGGGCATGGGACAGATTGTAACGTGGTCTATTGTAGATGAGACACAACATGCAGAGGGCATGATCCAACTCTTTAGAACTTACATTGAAGAGAACCGTAAAGAGTGGAACGACGAAACCAAGTCAGCTATC